GTTGGATCCACGAGGCAGAGGGTAGCGATGGTGACGATGAGTACCTGTGCTTCTTGTTGGGCTTGGCCTACGGCTATTTCCGTACGGTTGACAAGGTTATTGTTTGAGCTTATAATTAACACATAGACAACAAAGGAGCTAAAAATGAAAGATTCCACTGCAATGTTTCTCGTAGTAGCAGGACTAGTATTAACCATGCTGGGCGTAGGCGGCATTGAGGCTAGCATGGATGCGGTAGGTTTGGCACAGGGCCTCCTTGTTGCCATCGTAGGACTAATGACCATGGGTGCTGGCGTGCTGGCTATCCGTGTTAACAGCTCAACTGATTACTACAAATAATTGGTTGACAGGCCACTGATAAGACAGTATAATTAACACATAGCAACAAACAGGGAGCGACCCAAATGACTACACAATATGACCGTTTTGCCAGCTTTGACATGAACGAAGCTTGTGACCACTTTGACAGTGAGAAGCAGAGCAACTGGAAGAAGATCGGCAAGTTCATCATTGCAGATGGACAAGAGTATGTCTCCATTATGGAGAAAGAGTTCGACTTTGAGGACACTACTGACTCAGAGTACGCGGCATTTGACGCAGGCGTCAAATATGCACTGACCAAGATGAACTTGGCCTTTGAAGCGGCAGGCGTGGACCTCCAAGTATGCGAGACAGACTTGGTAGAGAGCATGGGCTTTGTCTTGGTACGTGCAGATGACGAGCCCGAGGACTTTGTAAAACGAGTGCTGAAGAAGCCCGTCTTAATGGTTGACAGCTGGGTCTAAAGCTGTTATAATACATACTTAAACAACACACAGGAGCGAACCTATGTTAACAATCCAAGATATCAACGGCGCTATCATGAGCCAAAGCTGGACCAACACTCAGCTGACCAGCATGATTGATTCAGTCAAATATGCACGTAGCCGACTAGTGCAACAGGCCAAATACAGCCTGCGAGTTGGAGACAACGTGGAGTTTACCAGCTCAAAGACTGGCAGACTGACCCGTGGCTTCGTGACCAAGATTGCCATTAAATACGTGACAGTCAACACTGGTATGGGCCAATGGCGAGTACCGGCTAACATGTTATCCAAAGTGGATGACAGCTGGACCCAAGTGACAGTATAATACACAGACATTAACACACAGGAGCAAACATGGCAACAAAAGGATATAAAGTTTTGAGCTTAGAGACTAACCCAAAGTCTACCGTCAAAAGCCTAGAGCAGAAGGCAGTAGAGAAGAACCTAACGGAAACGGACGCAGAGATCAAAGATCGTATGCGCCAACGTTTTGACATTGCAGACGACATGACTCGTGCTGTTAAGAAGGGCGACATTCGTGCTATGATCATGACAGGCCCTCCAGGCGTGGGCAAGAGCTTTGGCGTAGAGAAGGTCTTGGCACGTCACGATGTGTTTGCTGATGTAGCACAGAACGAGAAGCTGAAGAAGTACGAAGTGGTCAAAGGTGCAATGAGTGCTATTGGACTCTACAAGAAGCTCTACGAGTTCAGCGATAAGAAGTCAATCCTAGTGTTCGATGACTGTGACTCTGTACTGTTAGATGACCTTAGCCTTAACATACTTAAGGCAGCATTGGACAGTGGTAAGAAGCGTATGATCCATTGGAACACAGACAGCAGGCTCTTGCGTAGTGAGGGTGTGCCCAACTCATTCGAGTTCAAAGGTGGTGCGATCTTTATTACCAACATCAAGTTTGAGAATGTGCGCTCAAAGAAGCTGCAGGATCACTTGGAAGCATTAGAGAGCCGTTGCCACTACTTGGACTTGACTATTGATACAGAGCGTGAGAAGATCTTGCGCATTGAACAGATCGTAGAGGACGGCATGTTGGCTGACTACGAGTTTGAACAGTATACAGTGGACGAGATCATCCAGTTCATCAAGGACAATAAGAAGAAGCTGCGTGAGCTGAGCCTGCGTATGGTACTCAAGCTAGCAGACTTGAAGAAGAGCATGCCTACTAACTGGCGTGCTGTTGCAGAGGTTACATGTATGCGTAGAGCATAACTGTAGCAGGGCTAGGCCCTGTAGCATACACGTAGGTCCGATTCGCTCCCGGCTGTGTATTTAGCAGGCTAGCCCGTGTAAACACTGAGAGGTGTTTCAAATCCTAACTGATCCGAATCGCTCCCGGTAGGTTAGGATTTTTTTTGGCCGAGGCGACCGGTGGTGGGAGGCGATGAGAGAGGTGGTCGGGGCTTATATATTATATTATTAGTTGTTATTTTACAACACTTAGTGGTGCTAAATCACCAGGCAGAAAGCAAAAGTACTCCACCTAAATTTTTTGCGCGACTATTTTTTTACTCTGCAGGACCCATTTCGGGTATAAATATTCAATGCGAATTTTATACACTACACTGAGTCTTGCACCTGCGCCCTTGTTCTTTTTGGGGTTTGTATACAGTATCTTCAATCCCAGTCACATGTGTGGACACGATTTTCAAATGCCCGCTATGTGGCTTATTATGACTCTAGCACATTCACTGCCTTGGATACTACGTGCTCAACAGCTTAACCTTACCCGGAATTGACCAACAGCAGTGATAGCCACCTTGTAAGACTGCCCATGCTTCCCAATAGTATATAGACAATAGATCTTGTCTATCCATGATCCACACTAGATCACACATTTCTATGCTACCCACAGGTCCTTTAATCACTGCGTTATACAGTTGATTTAGACCTTGTGCATGTTCTACTAGTGTTAGCATACTTGTATATATCGAAACCTCTACTGCGAAGCAGTGCGCTAGGACGTAGTCACTAGCGTTGATCTTTAATTAACGTAGCTGAGCCAACCTGTTATAATCCACTTGTGTTCACTAGGACTAGCAATGCCACGATGCATGTGTGTCCATGAACTGGGCCAGATCACAGTTAGACCTTTTTGGGGTTTGATCTTTAGCTGTTGATACCACCATTCCGTTTCACCCTGATCTTCTACCGTATTTAAATAGGTCATAAAGACCAAATGACGGGCAGCGTACACTGCTTTGGCACTAGATCGTTCACAGTGCCACGAGTGGAATCCTTCATGGGGTGCATAGTGCTGTATATTAACGGGTTCAACTGCTGTCCACGGGCTACCAAACGTTGCCCACTTGTACTCACCAACATAGGCATCTACCACGGTTCTTAACTCTTGCATATACTCTGGTAAAGGCTCTATGTTCCACGGTACTCCAATTTCAGTACATTCTTTATGCTGAGCTTTAACAGCATTTTTATCTTCTGTGGTTGCATTGTCTTCTACTTCACCACGACGGTAATACTGTGGATTGGCTGTGTAGAACTCTAGTAGGCGATCACACACTTGATCTGATACTTGGCCTTGGTAGATAAATGTTGGTTGCATTGAGTATTTAACTGCGTAGATTATCAGTTAAAAATTTTGCTTTTGGGCGCTTCGCCGCTTCGCGGCTACGACTCTGGTTCCGGTTTAAGCGTAGAGATAGTTGACTGTGCTTTCGTTGTCAGCCAGTACACTAGCACCATTGCTCAAATGAAACTTACGTGCCATTTCAGTCTTTGGACTCAGAGTCACAAATCGTGTGATAGCTGGACGAGTTGATTCTATATGTGCTCTAGCAGTTTGAATCATTCTGCGACCCGCACCCGGAGCATATGACCAGATTGTGTAGAAAGCAGCCACACGATCACCTGTTTGACCCAGTTCAGTTTCCGTAGTGGGCACAGCGGCCAAATAGGCTACACATACCACAGCTTCGGGCCTATTGGTATCGTCATTGACTAAGACCAGGATTTCAGCATGATCGTGTACACGGCTAGCAGTGGGAATGGCGGGACGGACTGGATCATCTCTGACCAAGTCTATCAAAGGATCGTTGAGATCCTGGATGATTTTCAACATGATTCGCTACCTTAAGGTTATTATACGTACTTATCTTTTTTTAGATTAAACTTTGATTACAGGTCGTCAGTGGGTAAATTATTGATCAACTGACGTAGCTTGGAACTTTCAACCTGTGCCGTGGGTCTTTTAACAGCCAATCCTGCTAGAGGATCATGTCCATCACGGGGCTGTCCACGTGCCCAAGGTTCAGCTGTGGTAGTACTAGATCTCTGTAGACTGTTCAAGATTTGATTACCCTTGCTAACAGGTGTTGTGTCATTGTCACCGCCTGATTGTCCTTCTTCACCTGGATCTGTGATCCTTAGAGTATCAATATTAAAGTCCAAATCAATCTTCATGCCCACACCTGAACTGCTACGAGTTTTCATCAACTGTATTTGATATTTGCCCCGTTCACGCATGGCACGGCTGGTAAAGATACCGAACACATTATCAGCTGTTTGAATCTTACTTAAGCCACCTGAAATATGACTGTGATCAAACTCAACTTCTTCTACAGCACCACGATTCAACTGTGCAGCTGTGACCAACACACACTGTTTTTCCACTGCTAGATTACGCAATTCTTCACTAACATACTTGTCCTTGATAAACAAGTTTTCTGCAGAGATCTTCTTAGAAATTGGCATGAGCAAGTCCAGATAGTCCAGTAAGAGTACGTCAACTTTACGACCCAGTTTGATTTCATACTCTTTCAAATAGCTGCGTACATCGTTGGCAGTTTTACCCGAGGGCAAGTATTTGACTTGATACGTACCAGACTTCTTACCAATGACTCTAACACGCATTTCAACTTCATCAATCTGTTTAAACACATCACGCGATGGGATCTCTGTGATCATTGAGTCCACACGCATTGACACTAGTTCTTCACTTAGTTCAAGTGTTAGATACACTACATTCAATCCTTGCAAGGCCCAGTTTACACCCAAGTTGGCTAAGAACAAACTCTTGCCCGCACCCGAACCGCCTGCAAAGATGTTTAGTTCTCCGCGATTAAATCCTCCAAACAAGCGTTTGTCCACGGTCTCCCAACCTGTTTT